GTTGAGGAGCGGCAGGAGCGTGGTATTCCAGCCCCACATCCAAATCAGGAGCCAAGACATGGCCGGACGCCATGCGTTCCAAAACCAGCCTTTGGCGTCTTCACGGGCAATCATGCCATCGCGGCCCTGCACCAGCAGGGTGCTCATTTCGGCTTCGGTTTCCTTGACAGCGGTTGCCACGGCTTCGGGGTTGGAGTCGTGGGCGGCTTTGATCGCCTCGGCCGTCGGCTCGACGCCGAGCTTGCCAGCGAGCGTGTCAAGAACCTGCCCTGACAAGTCCTTCGCGAGACCGTCGGGGAGAGTGTCTGTCAGGAGCTTTTTCAGGATCGGCGCACCGATCTGAGCGAGGATGGGGAGGAGGATTGCGATAGGCATTCTTAGACCTCCTCCGCGACGCGAGTGTAAGCCTCGGCGCGTTCCTTGTTGTGCTTGGCCTTCAGGGCGAAGTAGACAGCGACGCCGACGCCGACGGCCGCGAGCCCGAGAAGGCCCCAAGCCAGATATTGATCGACGCCGTTTGTGCCAATGACAGAAGCCGTGCTGGCGGAGCCCGCAGCCTTTGTGACGTTGGTTTTCTGCTTGGCGCTCGTGTCAGCCTTCAGGGCTTCGACCATGAGGCTAGACCTGACAGTCGTGGTGCCGGCGAGCGTCATCTTGACAGCACGGGCTTCGATGTCAGCGACGCGGTTCGACCAGCCCTTGCCGAAGGTCTTGAAAATCGTCAGGCCCTTCAGGAAGGACATGCGCTTCGCGCAAAGCTTCTGGATGGTCTGAATGTCAGTGCCGCCGACGACTGACAGGAGGGTTTTCTTGGCACGGGCGGGACCGGAGTTGACGCCGAAATCCCACGTCGCGAGATCGACGCCAAGGGCGAGGGTATCCCCGCCGACAGCATCCCAATACTTGGCCTTGTAGATCGCGAGCATTTCGGCCTTCGTCATGGTGAAAACCGACTTCTTGGCGAGGTGCTGGCTGACACGCCATGCGTCGTAGGTCGCCTGAGTGATGCCCCAACGGGTCTTGCCACCCGGATCGTCCGGGTGGTTAACGTCGCCGCCTTCCCACTTGAGGGTGATTGCCTGACAGTTCTCGTAGTTGCTTTTCATACTTGTGTCCTACCAGAAATCACTTGTGTAAAACACAAGCAGTTAGAGACGAATAATGAAGTTGACAGCGACGTTAGTGGGCCTCGTTTCGGTGTCGCCAGTGCTCGCCGTGGTAAAGGTATGCGTATGATCGGCGACCGCGTTGAGGGTCAGGTTGTGCGAGTGAGCGCCCGCCGCGTAAGCCGTGCCGCTGACAGAAACGTTGTGGGCGTGAGCGCCCGCCGCGTTCGTGTAAACAGTCGTGACAGGCGTCGGGACACCGTTGCCGCCGGCACCCTCGAAGCGGTCAGCTTCACCGCCCCAAAGCACGAAGCCGTGCTGGTGGTTGCCCTGCACGTCCGTCGCGCCCGAAGCCGCTACCGAGTGCGTGTGCGAGCCCTGCACGTCGGTCGTGCCCGTGGGGGTGTGCCCGCCGCCAGCAGCCGTGGTGCCCGTGTGGGTGTGGGCCTTGAGGCTGTCAGCCTGCGTCGTGCCGAGTACGCGGCCAACGTCGATGCCGCGACCGGCGTCCAGACCGCGAAGGAACTGGCTGCGAAGATCAGGGCGGGCAAAGGTAGTCGTGCCGTCGCCTGCGCCGAACTTCACGCCGATGACAGCGAAGAGCCCTGCATCAGTCGTGCGCGAGGACAAGCCGCCGTCGCACATGCGGAAGCCGCTCGGAGCCACGTCGCCGCCATATGGGAAGATCGCGCCCGTAGGCACGATCATGCGGAGGATCGAGTCAACCAGATCGGCGTTTTCGTTGAGCTTGCCGCCCCACGTATCGACGCTGAAGCCCTCTTCAGGCTTCGTGAGGTTGAAGTTAGTGGTAAATGCGTCAGCCATTAGGGCTTGACCTCCGTCCAGATTGAGGGGTTGTCAGGGATCGAGTTCCAGAGGCCGCGACCGCTGAATGTCAGGTCGGAGCCGGCGGCGAGGGTGAGCAGCAGGGCGCTCCGAAGCCGGCCTGAAAAAACTATGTCAGCGGCGGAGGCCCAATCGCCGAGCATGACGGCCTTAACCTCGGCGTCAGCCGCGAAGGAGCTAAGGGCTGTCATGTCGAAGCGGTCTGCGATCAGGTGGCCCACGAGCCGCGAGGCGATGAGCTCGGCACGGGTCGAGTTGAAGTCACGGCCGTTCGCCGTGCCGGCGGGCGGCGCGACATGCTTCAGGCTGTCACGCGCTGACATGGAGGCGTCGGCGAGGTCGAGGACTTCATCGACGTAGGGACGCTTCGCACGGATCGCCGCGTTTAAGCTTGTCAGTTGCGAGAGGTTGCTGTCAGTGCGCGCAGTCTGGTTAGCGACCGTCGCCCAACTGTCAGTGCTCGACGTGTAGGGGCCGATAGTCGTATGCCAAATGTACTTGTTGGCGATGTTCGGCTGGCTGAAGATCGCGTTGTAGAGGTTCAGAATGTCAGCGGTGACGCCGCCTGTCCGCAGGTCTTCAAGACCGAAGCCCACGACAACATCGGTGAAGCCGAACAGCGCGAGGATAGTGTTGATCTTGCCCAACTGGAACATGAACTGTTGGGCAGACTGCGCGCCCATAGCCGTGTTGAGGTAGGGGTATCCCGGCTTGTCAAGCAGGCGGGCGAGCCAGCCCGAGCCGCCCTTTTGGCCGACGCTGGTGATATCGCCCGAGCCATACGTCAGCGCGTCGCCGAGCAGCACAAAGCTCTTCACGGCGTCGGGCAGGGCGTTGACAGTGCCGAAGATCGCGACAGAGCCGATGGTGGCGTTGATGTCGTCTGGAGGCTGACAGTCCGCTCCCAAAACTTCGCACCTGCCGGGATTGTCAGGCCCGCAACGGGGTCTGACACGGCGTAGTCTCCAGGTTGGATCGTGACAGAAGTCGCGCCGCCCCAAGTGACCTGATAGAAGGTGCCAGCAGGGTACTCGATGTAACGCTTGATCTTGACAACCGACGAGTTCGTGAGCGCGCCCGCACTGAAGAAATAGGCCACGTCCACGGTCTTCAGGTCACTGATAGCGCCCGCCGAATGGGCGTAGTGGTGCCGCCTCCCGGTAAACGTTCCCGTGAGTGACCAAGCGGAGCTTGGGAATGCGCCACGATTGGCGGCAAGGGTGTTAGACACCGCCATCGGCTTAATCCAGCGAGACGGTGAGGTTGCCGATCGGCAGGTAGTAAACGTCCCCTGCGGCGACTTCCTTTGGGTAGGCAAGCGCGCCCTGCGCCAGCATGTTACCGCCCGTAGCAGCGTCGAAAATAGCGCCGTGGGTGATCGTGCCCCAACCCGAGCTAGTCGCTACAGGAAACGCGACTTCGACGCTGTTGCTGGCCGTGCTGCCGGTGACAGAGAACGTGACAGCGACGCGTGCGTACCCGCTGCCGGGAACTTCGCTGCCAGCGCCCGCGTCATCGGTCGGGGTCGTGAAAAGAGCCACGTAAAGCGTTGCCGGCTTGGTGTACGGCGCGGAGCCGAAGACGTGGCCGAGGATTTTGTTTTCGAGGTAGTCGGTAAAGCTCGCCATGTGTATCTCTCAATCGAGTTGTGTAAATCACAAGTGACTAGCCAAACGTTTTGAATTTGGCTTGCAGCTTGCCTTGCGGGAACGATGCACGGTCGCTTTCCAACTGCATCTTCATGAGGATTTCGTCTGACAGCGCTTTCCACATTGGCAGGCGCTCATCATTCTTCAGATATGGTTCGGCCGCTGACAGCGCGCCGTACAGGTAGAGGTCAGGGCTCTTCAGAAGCAGCCAGTTTGTAGAGTCGTTGCCAGACAACGCCGGCACAGAGCCGCGATAGATCAACTCGATTTCAGTGCTGCCGCTCGGGGCCGGGATCAGAAAGAACTTGCCGTCCATATGCGTGTAGAACCGAGGCGCTTGACCGCCAGCGCGGAAAGTGCGGCGGAGCTCAAGAGCCTTGGCGATGCTGACAAACTCGAGCGGTTCGGGGTCATTCGTGCGAAAGAGCCCGACCGTTTCGCGCCAGTCACCCGGCACTACGAAGTAGTCGTCATCAACCGTGGCTGTCGCACGCTTCACCATGTCATGCGTGCGGAGCTCGCGGCTGACACGAGCCTCAAGCAGCCTGACAAATGACGGGATGCGCGCAGCCAGGTCTTCACGGTTGAGCCAGTCAGCGATCTCGACTGTCAGCGCGCCATAGTTCTCAAAGGACATTAGACGACACCTTCACGAGTGCGGAAAAAGCGGTTGTCAGGGTCATTCA